ATGACAGAAACTGCAAAGATCGCCGTTGTCCTGCTGTCGGGCGGACTGGATTCCATGGTAACGGGCGCTCTCGCCCGAGAGCAGGGTTTTCGCCTGCATGCCTTGTCCATCGATTACGGCCAGCGCCATCGCCGTGAATTGCAGTCTGCGCGGGCGATCGCCGAAAAACTCGAGGTGGAAAGGCACGTCCAGTTGCCGCTCGACCTGCGGCAATTCGGCGCGTCGGCGCTTACCGCCGATATCGACGTTCCGAAGGACGGTGTGGGTGACGACATACCGGTTACATACGTTCCGGCACGCAATCTGCTGTTCCTCGCGCTTACCACGGCCTTCGCCGAAAGCGCGGGTGCCAGCGACATCTTCATCGGGGTGAACGCGCTGGACTACTCCGGTTATCCCGATTGCCGACCTGAATTCATTGCCAGCTTTGCCGAAACCGCGCGGCTGGGAACAAGGCAGGGAGTGGAAGGGCGCCCGTTCGACATCCATGCCCCCTTACAGCACATGACGAAAGCGGACATCGCGCGCCAATGTCACCGGCTTGGCCTCGACCCTGCCTGGAGCTGGTCGTGCTACGATCCAACTCCGGAAGGGCTTGCCTGCGGCCTCTGCGATAGCTGCCGCTTGCGGCTGAAAGGCTTCGCGGAAGCGGGGGTGGAAGACACAACCCGCTATGCAAGCAAGCCCTCCTGACAGCCTCAGCTGCGGGAGAAAACTCCGCAGGCTACCCGGCTGCCGGCGGCTCCTGCCGGATCGGTCATGTAGTCGTCCGCACCCTCGTGCACGACCAGGGCCGTGCCATCGGCATCGAAGATCTGCGAGATCACTGTGGCACTGTTTCCGCGCAAGATGGTGCTGGACGAGCCAATACCGGCAGTGGAAACCTCGACATTGGGAAGATCGCCCAGATGCGCGCCTTGCGGGTTCATCGTGCCGTGTTCGTTACCCATGGGATTGAGGTGCCCCCCGGCAGACGTAAAGTCGGCGGCGCTGCAATCGCCTGTCGTGTGCAGGTGAACCGCGTGCGTACCCTGCGAGACACCGTTGAGCGAAACCGACACGGTTACTTCACCGTCCTGCGCATAGAGCATCGCCGTGCCCACGCTATTGCCCGAACGATCGGAAATCGTGGCGCTTCCCACTTCGGTTGCCGGGTCTTCATAGGTTGTGGCGCAACCGCTTATGGCGAGGGCGACAAGAGCAGCGAGGGGAAGTTTAGCGCGATGCATGTGGTGAGCTCCTTTAACGGGTTTCATCCTTCACTACGCATGTTCGAGACATTAGGTCCTCATGACGCGGGCAGGATGCCGAGAGAAATCAGATTGGCGACAAGCTCGCCGAGAGTAGCGCGCGCTTCGACGTCTATCACCTCGCCGCCAGCCGGCACCGCCACACTCGCACCCCTCACCCATCCATCTCTGAAGCGGACCAGCTGCTTGGTAGACCTGTCGTAGACTGTCATGCCCTCAATGGGGGCGGCGAACAGCCAGTTGCCGCTCTGTCGGCAGGCTAGCCGCCCTGAATGTCCGGCCCAGTCTCCGCTCGGACCAATTCCGACGAGCCAGCATTCGCCTTCGCCGGGGTCGGAAGGCGGCGCGTCGGCCTCGCCTTCGACCGCCGCATGCAGCAGAGAGTCGATGAGGGCAAAAGCCTCGTTCACGGTGAATTCTTTCTGCGCCTGCGCGGTGAACAGGTTGGGCAGGCCAAGGCGCGGGGTGGTCGATGCAAAAGAGAAGATGTCGGTCATGATGGCCTCAGCTAATGGTGGTCAGGAACAGGGCTTCGGAGCGGTCGTGCGTGCCGATCTGGCGCACCCACAGGGAGGTGCCGGGGAATTCGGCGGCGAGTTGGCTGCGGTTGGCGGCGTCGAGGAGAAACGCAGGTTCTGCGGTTTCCCAGCTGGCGCTGGGTTTGTCCGGATCTCCCAGACCGACTTCGTACCGTTCGAACTGCTCGTTCAAGGGTACGTCGACCGCACCATCCCAGGTCCAGCTGCCGCGAGAGCGACGACGCCACGAAAGCGTCAGGCCCACGCCCTCGCGCGTTTCGACACGGGAATGGACCGGCATCAGCGGCTTGCGGCTACGGCCTGATGCAATGATCGGGGCAATCACGGGTTCGCTGTCGGCAAGCCCGATGGCAGCGATTGCCGGGCTATCGCCAATTTCGCCCGCCGCCATGGCGAGGGGCCTTTGATCGAGCAAGACGAAGTCCGCCCCCTGCGGCGTTCCTGCCATTGCGACAGGTTCGGTTCCCCCGCGACCGCGCAGTAGGCCGCCAATTCGCCAGTGTCCGCCGCCGAGGTCTTCGGCCTTGCAGAACTGAATGACCTCATTGCCGACCAGAGCCCGGTTGGCACCGTTGGCCACATTCTCCAGCGAGGCCGTGGCCAGCAGAAAGTCTGCCGAATCGAGCTTCACTTCGAGAGTGGCCAGCCGATCGACGAGACATGCCTGGCTGGGTGCAAGCGGCGAAGCCGTTACGCCGGTCACGCTGCGCCGCGTGCCGGTTCCGCCGATGGGGACGAGGCTGTCGTTGCGCTCTGCATAAAGCGTGGCCCCCGTCCAGCCGTCACTGGCGGAACTGGGAGCCGCGAAAATTTGTCGTTGGTCAGCCGAACCCTGGCCGTCCCACGGCAGTTCGAAAGCACGAAGCGTGGTGGGGGTAGCGACCTTGTCCCTCGGCGTTGCGGACACACCTGCATCGGTGGTCACATGCGCGCCGCGAAGGTAGGGCAGGCGCAACAATTCCAGTTCGAGGCCGTTCTCGCGCCATTCCCACGCCTCGATCCGCCAGGTCCCGCTTCGACCCGGCACCGAAACGATCTTTCCGGGCCCGATGGCAGGATCCAGTTGCGCGACGCGGTACGCGAGGCGCTCCTGCGACCAACCGGCGCGCTCTGCCGCGTCGTCGGCCAGCTTGCGCGCCTTTGCCGCGACAAGCGCTCCGGGAAATTCCAGTATCCTGTTGCGGCCTGCCTGCGCCTTGCCCCCGGCACGCTGCAGACCGGCCTGATAGTCGCGCTCCACGTCGTAATAGCGCAGGCCGGACGGGATTTCCGCCCCATCGGCGCGGGTCTGCCGGGCCCGGCCCGATGTGGCACCAAAGCCTTCGCGCGATAGGTCTACCGCGGCTTCGGGCAGCTGGATAACCGGCTGGGCCGAAGGGTGGCCATCGAAGAAAGCCAGCCGCGCTCCGCTGGCATCGCAGGCCAGCGGATAGAGCCAACCGACCGAATCGAGCACGGACTGGAGCGGCCCGCCGGTGTCCGAATAGCCCTGAAGGTCGGCAAGTGGACGGTCCACGCTGCTCTCGTCATCGGCAGGAGCCAGAATTGCCTGTAGCGACACCTCTCCGTCGTCCGCCACGATCTCAAACGTAAGGGCTGAAATGCGATTGCCGAAGTCGCCCAGTTGCAGGTCCTCGAACACGCAATAGGCGAGCCCCCGGAAAGCCGGGCATTGTGCGCCCCTGTCAGCGGCAATCAGCGGATCGGGCTGTTGGTCGCCATGCCCGGAATGGAAACGGAACGTGCCGCCCACTTTCAGGTCTCCCGCCGCACCGCGAAGCAGGTTGCCATCGGCCCAGATACGCCGGACCATGGTGATAGGCCTGCTCGCCAGGGCAACGGCAAACGAGGTGGAATAACTGTAGGTCGTGACCGAGGGACTGCCTTTGCCGCCGCCAGCTTCTTCGCTGCTTTCGACAAGGTCGGTTGCCCAGATGATCGAGCCGGGCGCGCGCATGGTGCCGAAATGGCGCGGAACCGCCGTGCCGTAGCTGGACGTAGTGACGCTGAGTTCCTGCAGGCGCGGGCCCTCGCGACCGGGCGAGCCGAACAGCGCGCCGTCGATCTGGCTGCCGAGCAGCGAGCCCAGCGCGCCGCCGAGCGGCCCGCCGATGGCGGTGCCGACGGCGGTAAGTACGAGAGTAGCCATGGGGTTTCCTTCAGTTCTCGATCAGGTTCCAGCGGGCCTGGACGGGCCAAGGCAACGGTGCAGGGCTTTCAACGACGCGGCCAAGGCCGGCATGGGCGTGCACGAGCAGGCCGGAGGGGCCGATGATCGCAAGGTGGTATTGCGCGGCAGATGGGCGCAGCAGGACGACGTCTCCGGGCGCTGGGTCGGCTCGGCTGGGTACGAGACCAACCTGGGGAAGCAATTCCAGGAAGCGGGCGCAGCTTGCATTGCGCATCGCGTAATGCGGCAGTGTCGGCGGAGTGCGACCGGCGCGGGCGAGTGCAGAAGCCACTAGGCCGATGCAGTCGAGCCCCGTTTGCGGATCGCGCCCGCGCAGCCGGAAAGGCGCGCCGACAAGTTCGCTGGCCGCGCGGGCCAGCGCCTGCGCCGCAGTCACGATGCGCTGGTGGGATAGCGGGTCAACAGGTCGTTGCCCGGCAGGAACGGCTCCCCCTGGAAATTGGCAGCATTGCCGAAGCGGCTGGCGCAGGTGCTCACCGTATGGTCGCACCCCTCCCGCAGGTACGCGCGCTGCCCGCTTTCCAGCAGGTTGGCAGCGATGGACTGGTCGAGGACCAGCGCGCCGCCCTGAACGTCGACCACGCGCATGGTGATGCCGGCATGGGCCCCGTCGATCCAGCGCACCTGTCCGTGGAGGAAAGCGGCTGCCGCGGCGCCAGCATCGAAGGTTATACTGTTGGCATCGGCATTCACGGCGGAGATCTTCGCGATGCGGGTGAATGACGCCGGGTTCAGCCTGCAGGCCGCATCGCAGAAGGCGGCGCGGCAGGTGGGGCTGGTGCGCGGTACGAAGTCCTGTTCCAGCGCGGCCTTGGCGGAGCGCAATTCAGCGGTGAAGCCGTGATCTTCGGCAGAGACATTGCCAAGCGTGCCCTGGAACAGGCTGGAATAGGAAAGGCTTTCCCAGTCGACCAGGCCAATCGTCACGCGGGCCTCGGCATAGCGGCCGTCCTCGAGATCTGACTCCGCGATTGCGTCATGAGCGAGGATGCCCTGCACCTCGACGCTGTCACGCTCCAGCCGCGCCGTGCGGCGAATGGCGGAAGGGAGCATGCCGGGTGCCGCAAGATGGGTGATTCCCTCGAACGTCAGGGGGCGATTGTGGCTGGTAAAGGCCAGCGTCACCCCGTCGCGGCGCATGATGCGCCAATATGTGGCAACGCCTTCCAGCTCGCTGGCGAAGAAGACCGCGCTCATATGTCCTCGCGCACTTCGATCAGCGGTACCGAGGGCGCTTCGCCCGCGGCAAAGGTCGAGCCGGAAATGTCCAGCCTGTCCTGCGCGAACCGCACGGGAACATCGAAGAGGAAGCCTGCCCGCACTTCGGCCCCTTCGGGTGGGGCATCGGTCAGCACCACGCGCCCGCCGGGTTGCAAAGTCCAGTCCGTCGTCTCGGCACCGTCCACGCTGACGCGGATTGTTTCGGCGCGGGGGCGGGTGATCGGGCGCACCTGCGGATCGTCGCCCGCACCATAGGATTTCGACAGGCGGAACGTCGCGGCAAGGCCATCGCCTATACCGATAAGCTGGTCAGTCGGCGTGGGGTTGCCAGTGAGGCCGTTGGAACTGAAGTCGAACGGGTCTGCCAGGCGGAAGCCGCGTGCTGGGCCGCGCCGGGCGCGGAAGAATTGCAGCAACACTCCCAACTCTGCTTCGGACCTGAGACCGGGCCCGACATCGTAATGCATGCGCGCATCGCCCCACTGGCTGTTGCGCCGCTCGAAACCGGATGCGGTGAGTGAAATCGAGGTGGAAAATTCGGGGCTGGCGGCCGTGTCGCGCCCTAGCGCCAGCGGATAGAGTACATCGTCGAAAGCTTGCAATTGGTCCTCCTGTGACTTGGGCAGGCGCACGTAACCGTCGCGCAGTACCTGGGGCATGGCCCACACGAACTGGCGCGCGACGCCGCGGGCGGCGGCTTCATCCACGCCGTCGTCGATCAGCTGCCAGAAACGCTCGGCATCGGCGGGGTCGAGCACGAAGCCGGAAAGGTAGTCCTGCAATTGGGTCGGGTAATTCAGGCGCTGCTGCACTTCGGCGTAGGCCTTCAGCCGCCGCGCTTCTGCACGGCCTGTCAGCCAGTCGTAGTCCTCGAGTTGAAGCCGGTCATAGGCGGGGTAGGCCCAATCGGTTGGCATGTTGGCGCGGCGCAACTCGGGCCATTTCGGATCGAGCACGGTGGGCGTGAACACCAGCAGGTAGACCTGCGCATCGCCGCCCGCAGCCCCTTGCACGGTATCGCGTAGCGTCCTTGTGGCCGAAGCCAGGCGCCCTCCCGCCCAGTCGAGGTGGGCGAGCTGCTCTGCGCTCAGCGGCACGGTCAGGTCCGGGATCTCGGGTGCATCGGGGAAGAACCGCCGCACGTTTTCGTCGTAGACACACAACTTGCCGTCGGGCGTCACCCACCACCACGGCTCGCCAATCTGGAAATGCACCGGCAAGCCTGCTGCCATGACTTGCTCGACCAGAGTCGCCGCAGTCCGGCGCAGGAAATACATGGCGCTTCCCGACAGCGGAGATAGCAGCGTCGAAGGCGGATCCCATCCGGTCAATGCCAGTTCGCCCTCGTAGGTGCGTTGGCCCCACTCGGGAGGGCAATGCGCGGCGAACAGTTCGAACGAGAGAGAGACGATAGGCTGGAAGCCAAATTCCACGCAGCGGGCGAAGAAATCCTCGTGCCAGGCAATGCACGGCTGGCAAAGTTCGCCGCCGGGCTCGGCCTGCAGGCCCCCCGGTTTGCGGGCGAGCCGGTAGTAGTGGCTCATGCCTACATAATGGACCAGCGCATCGCGGTAGCCCATCTGCATGATTGCGCGCATCATCCGCGCCGGAGTCAGGTTGTAGCTGTCGTCGTAGGCCGTACACATGCCCAGGCCATGCGGTGGCACGATCACATCGCCTATCGTCAGCATGGCGCGGTCGCCGTCGCAGTGTATCTGCGTCAGTTCGACCCAGCCGTTGGCGCGCGCCGGCAGCAGGCCCGTGGCCTCCGGGTCAAATGCGGGAGCGACCAGCGAGATGAACATCCGGTCGATCCCCGCAGGCTGCACTGCCGCTCCGTCAGCCTGCCAGCCTTCCCGCAATTCCGAGAATGGCAGCGTGACCGTTGCATCCTGTGCGGTGCCGACAGCATAGTTCCACAGCCGCACATACCAGCTGCGCGCGTTGCCCGAAGCGTCGCGGCCCTCGATTGTAAGGGTAGGGCCATGCACCGCATCCAGCGGCAGCACCCCTTCGCTGCGCCAGCGAAACGACAGCGTCGTGCGCGAATAATCCCGGTCGGTATCGTAGGACAGAAGCGGGTGGTCGAACCGGTCCTCGCTTTCCCAGATCAGCCCCACCAACCCATTGCCAAGTTGCAGTTCGAGGTCGACACGTAGCGAGTCCGGCCCGGTCGTGACGACCGAGGCCATGTCCCCGCGCGGGAAGTCGATGGTCCAGAAACGCGGATCGAAACGCTGGACATAATCGGTGTCCTGCCCGGTGCGTGTCCGGGCGAGCCAGTAGGCCATCTCGGGTCTCCCTCAACCTTCCCGCATCGCGCGGGCGACCGCGCTGGCAACCTGGCGGGATGAACGCTGCAACATCACCGGCGCGTCGGTGCCGCGCGGCGCAGAAAGGTTGATCGATACGCGCACATCTCTCGATCCACCGGGCTGCGAGAGCCCCGCTTCGACCCGGCCCGCGCTGGTAGGCACGAATAGTTCCGGCCCACGCTCGCCCACAAGGTAAGCGCTGCCGGGTGCCACAGGTCCGCCGGTGGCACGCCCCGGCAAACCGAAGACCGAACCGATCACGCCGTTGAGCAGCGAGCCGAGGCCGCTGGCTCCGCCTTCCCTGCCGTTGCCGAACAGATGCGCGATGCCCGACTGCACGGCCTGTGCGGCAATCTGGTTCAGCGCATCGAAGGCCACGTCCTTCAGTTCGTCGAAGCCCAGCTTGCCGCGCCGGATGGCGGACAGCAGCCCGCGCTCCAGCACGTTGCCTGCACGGGAAAAGCCATCGAGTAGCGAGGTGTCGAGGCTGGTGCGCATCGATTCCACATCGGCGCGAAAGCCGCTGGTGCTGGCGCGCACGTCGACCATCAGGGTTTCCACGGTGTCATCCATTGCTGTCTTGCTCCAGGAGACGGTCGAGGTCGGCGCGGCTCATGCCGTCCGCCTGGCCATCGGGGGTTTCGAAAATGCTGGCGAACTCGCGCGGCGTGGTTTGCCAGAACCAGTGCGGCGGCCAGCCGAAGAGGCGTGCGGCCACACCAGCAAGGCGGCGGGCATGGTCGCCAAAGCGCTTCCGCTCGTCCTGAGCCTGTCGAAGGGTCATGTCCGGCCTTGCAGGATTTGCTTTAGCAGTTCGCGTAAAGGTGCAGACGCGCCGGCGAGGCCCAGGGCCATCACCGCTTCGCCCACTGCCTCGCGCGGCACGCGCTCGCGCTCTGCGCAGCAATGCCAGAACAGACCGGCGATTTCCGCCAGCCGAAGCTGCCCTTCGCTGGCCCGTTCGACCAGGGCGAACAGCGGGCCGAGTTCCTCTTCTGCGGCAACAAGCGCGCTGAAAGTGGGGCGCAGCACACGCACCTGCCCAGCGACGACCAGCGCGGTCTCGCCGCGTTCGGGATTGGCTGGATCGATCATGCCGGGACCACGGCCCCCGAGCTTTCCAGCTGCAGCGTGTAATTGCGCTCGCCGTTGAAATCGCCGGCGTAATCGAGCCGCTGGACCAGGAAGCGACCGCGCAGCTTTGCACCGTCCTCGAAGGACAGTTCGAAATCCTCGATCGTACCGGCCAGGGCATGGGCGCGGATGGCCGCCTCTGCATCGCTGCCAAGGAATATGCCTGCCGCGCTGACCGAAACGGAGCGCGTGCCAGCGCCCGAGAGCAAGTCGCGCCAGCCGCCGGACTGCTTGTGAGTCACCACCACGGCATCCCCGTTGATGGACATTTGCGTGGTGCGAAGACCGGCGACGGTTTCGTAGGTGGGGGGCTGGGCGCCGTCTCCGATCTTGAGGAGGAAGGCGCTGCCTTTCTGTGCTGTCATGGATGGTTCTCCGGTATGGGGGTCAGGCTTCGAGGATGCGGAAGCGGTATTCGATCAGCACCGCGCGCGTGTTGCGCGGACGCTGTTCGGCGCGGGCGCGCAGGAAGGTGGTGCTGGCGATCGAGAGGCCTGGATACTGACACGGCAGGCTCTCGATCCGCTCCTCCACCTGCGCTGCAATGGCGGATGTTTCCGCCGCGCCATCGCCGCGCGTCTGCAATTCCAGCGCCACGCGAACCTCGCGCCCGCGCCGGGTCTTCGTGCTCCAGTCGGTGCTGGCGCTGGCGGCGATGCCCAGCCACGGCAGGCTTGCGCGCGAGGGCGCTTCCTCGGCCACATCGTTCAGCGTGGTGGAGAGCGCCGGGTCGCTGGCCAGCCAGTCCAGCAGGATCGTGCGAAACAGGCTTTCCATCTATCGGGGCTCCTGTGTGGTGTCGGGCCAGAGCAGGCGCGCATCGCGCCAGCGCCACGGATCGCGTCGCTTCTCTCGCAGGGTGTTTTCTGCGCGCGCCTCGGCAGCGATGTGGGCGCGATTGGCCAGTCGGCGGGCGAGGGCGGCAAAACCGCTCGTGGTTGCCTCGATCATGCCAGCCGCATCCGTCGCCAGGGTTGCCAGAGCGCAGCGACAGCGCGCGGAGGGGCGTGGTTCGCCTCGCCGGAATCGCGATCCCTGTACTGGTGCGCGGCCAGGCGGATAATGCCGTGGCGCAGGCCTTCGGGCAGGCTTGCCCAGTCCGGCGAAAGCCCGGCATCGAAGCGCACGATGATGCGGCTTTCGGCAATCGTTCGCGTCAGCCGAACGCGGCCGCATCCCTCTGCCGTGATGTCGATAAGGCATCCGTCCACCGGCAGCGCGCTGAGCGTTCCGTTGGCGGTCAGCCGTTCGACGCCGGTGATGGCAATGACCGGAGAGGCGGCGATGCCCTGCCAGTCATGGGTGGCGCGCAGCACTTCCTCGCATCCTGCTTCCAGCGGCATCAGCCCTGTAAAGGCCTCGCAAGTGTCGAGAGCCGCGCGCAGCAAGGCGGTGAGTGATGCATCGTCGCGATTGGTGGTTATCGCGAGCCAGTCTTTCAGCTCGGCAAGCGCCGCGTCCGCCAGAACGGGCGGCACGATCATAGCTCGCTTCATGTGTATTGATCCTTTTTGTGTTTCGATTGCGCCTCCGCGCAATCGTCCTCGCTAGATGCGCTTCCCCCGGATCAAGTCCGGGGTGCGCGCCCGCTGCGGGCGGCCGTTCGGCCTTGCGGCCTGCTAGTCGCAGACCGGGCAATTTCCGGCTTTGGCGGATCGTGCGGGACACGGGCGCGAAGCGGCCGCAAGCGCGAACGCGCGCCCGAGCCAATGCGAGGAAAGCCAAGGGGCGCGGAGGCGCCCCGCCCGGCGCTTGAGGGACTAAAGCAAGAATGCCCGCCCGCCGGAGGGGGAAGGGAGTATCTCAACGGCGAGCGGGCATGAAACGGGCGGCGGCATGTTCCTCGCCGCCCGCTGGTCGAAGCGTCAGATGGCGCGCGCTTACGCTTCGATTTTCAGCAGCTTGATGGCCGAGCTGTCCAGCACCTGCCCGCCGACGCGCTTCGTCGCGTAGAAGTGGACGAAGGGCTTGTTGGTGAACGGATCGCGCAGGATCTGCGTGGCGCTGCGTTCGGCGATGATATAGCCGGCCTTGAAGTTGCCGAAGGCGATGGGGAAGGTGCCGCCTGCCACGTCCGGCATGTCCTCGGCCTCGATCACCGGATAGCCCAACAGGCGATCCGGCTGGCCTTCCACTAGGCCCGGCTGCCACAGGAACGCGCCGTCGGTGGTCTTCAGCTTGCGCACGTGGGAGAGCGTGGCCGAGTTCATCACCCAGCTTGCGCCCTGGCGGTGCCCGGCTTTCATCGTGTGAACGAGGTCGATCAGGCGGCCTTCGGGGTTGGCGTCGAAGCCGTCCGCATCGCCCGAGCCGATGTACTGCACCGAGCCGAACGGACGCACCGCGTCACCCGCCATGCTGGTGGGCGAGGCGAGGAAGCCGCGCGGCTGGTCCACGCCCGAGCCATTGACGAAAGCAGCACCCTCGGCGCGAGCGAATTCCATCGCCACTTCGCTGGCGAGCCAGCCTTCAAGGTCGAACGCGGCATCGTCCAGCATGGACTGGCTGGCGGCGGGATTGGCGTAGAGCTCACCCGTGGGCGGCGCGATCTCGGCAAAGTTCGGCGCATCGGTTTCCGGACGCGGCGCGGTTTCTCCGACCCAGCCCGAGGCGGTGCCGCCGGTGGTGACGAGCTTGCGATAACCGGCAGAGCCGACCTGCACCACCTGCGCGATCTGGCGGATGGGGGAGATTTCCTTGAGCTCGCTGGCAATCATCGCGTCGATCTCACGCGGGACGGCATAGCCGCCATCCGCCGGGCTGGAGCCGGACATCGACTTCACTTCGGTTTCCCGGCCACGGCGCAGGTAGCCATCGACGAAGCCTTTCACTTCGGCGCTGGGTTCCTGTCCTGCGGCAGAGCCGATGGCGGGACGCACAGCAGCCTTTCCGATCTTGTCGATGCGGGCCTTCACTTCGTCGACATCAGAACGCAGCACCTTGATCGCCTCGTCCGCCTTGTCCTGGCGGGCGACGATGTCGAAGCTGTCGTTGAGAGTGTCGGTGTTGAGAGGGGTTTCGATCTGGATATCCATGTATTTCCTTTCGGTGGGGGGAGGGTTTGGCGGCGTCCGGGCGCGAAGCGACCGCAAGCGCGGATGCGCGCCTGCAGCCGCCCCGGAGCGGAGGGGAGAGGTTCAGGCGAGGAAAGCCTAAGGGCCCCGATGGGCCTGCCGGCGCTCGAGGCTAAACAAACAGATGCACTCGTGCATTGGGTTGCAGGGGGTGGGTGACGAGGCTGACTTCGAACAGGTCGATGTCCTCCAGCACGCGTCCGGCTGGCCCGCGGCGGTATCCACGGGCGCGGTAGCCGAAGCTGAGCCCGTTGGTGCGGCGAGCGAGCAGCTCCTGACTTGCCCGGCTGGCGGGATTGTCGATGCGGGCGATCACCCTGAGGCCGCGATCGTCTTCCTGCGCCAGTTCGACCGTGCCGATCGGCTGGTCCGAATTGTGCTGCCAGTACAGCGGCAAAGGCTCCTTCCGCGCAGCCAGCGTGCGGGCGAAAGCGCCTTTGACGATGGTGTCCCTCGCGCTGTCGGCAATGTCGAACAGGGCGGCGTACCCTGCGATACGCGTCACCGCAGCAGCTCCGGCACGCCGATGCGCACGGCAATGCCAATCAGCAGCAGCGCCATCAGGCCGCGCACGCACCACTCGATCACCGCCTTTGAAGCGCTGGCCTTCGCCGCGCGCCAGGCGCTCAGCAGGTCACGCAGTTCGTCGAGATCGTCGTGCGCGCCCTCGTCATCGAGGCCGAGCTTGTCGAGCACGCGTTCCGCGCCCAGTTCGCTCGACTCTTCCACGATGGCGCGCAGCGTCACCAGGTCCGCGCCGGTATCGATTGCCTGGGCTACCAGCCCGGCGAGCATGTCTTGTCGGTTCATGTGTTGTCTCCTGATGGAGCGAGGCCCAGCATCGCGCGCTTCTCGTCAGCGGTAAGGAAATCGGCGCCGCTCACCTGCGCCCACAGCTTCTCACGGTCTTCCGCAAGCGCAGGCACACGGTCGAGATCGACCGAGAGCGACAGGTCTGGGAACCACGGCGAGAGGCCTTGCGAGAGGCCATCGAGGATCTTGCCAGCAAGCGGCAGCAGGGTGAGCCGCCACAGCGCGCGGTTGGCCTCGCGGTAATTGGAATAGGTGTTGTCGCCCGGCAGGCCGAGCAGCATGGGCGGCACGCCAAACGCGAGCGCAATGTCGCGCGCGGCGGCCGCTTTCAGCTCGGCAAAGTCCATGTCGGCGGGCGAGAGCGAGAGGCTCTGCCACCTCAGCCCGCCCTCCAGCAGCATCGGTCGCCCGGCATTGCCGCCACCCTGGTAGGCGCTGGAAAGCTCTGCCTTCAGCCTGTCGAACTGGTCGGAGGTGAGGCCCGCGGTGTCGCTGCCGTTGTCATAGACCAGCGCGCCACTGGGCCGCGCCGCGTTTTCCAGCAGGGCAAGGTTCCAGCGCGCGGCCTCGTTGTGGATCGCCACCGCCTGCTCCGCCGCCGAGAGGCAGCCCGCGCCGTAATGATCGTCCGCCGGATGAAAGGCTTTCAGGTGGATGAGGCAGGGCCAGCCATCCTCGTCCTCTAGCGGAATGTCGCGAACCGCATCGCCCACGCGGTAGCGATAGGCGACGGGCCAGCCATCCTCGCCCTGCACGACCGAAACCCGCTCGGGCCGCAAGGCGAACAGCGAGGCGGGGCGATTGCCCGCGCCTTTGCCGATCTGCACGAAGGCATTGCCGTGAAGCAGCAGGTGCGCTGCGAGCGTTTCCATCAGCGATCCGCCATCCTGTGCGGCGCGCAGCATCGCGGCGATCTGCGGAGCAGTGTCGGAGAGGGGCGCATTGCCCACCCCCTCCGCCACGATCCGCACGGCCCGCTGGGCGACGGGATTGTCGAGGAAGGCATGGCGCACGGCGGAGCGGTATTCGAACGGCTGGCGGGCACCGCCGCGCTCGTGCGTCCACCCCCAGGCGGAATGAAACCCGCGCCCGATAGGCACGGCTGTTGCTCCGCCGCCGCCCTTGAAGGCGGCGCGGAGGCTGTGGATGAAAGACATGGGTTTTCCTTCGTCTTGCCGTCTTGCGGTCGGGCGGCCACAAGAGCGGGATGGGAATTTTCGAGTATTTCAAAGGCCGCAGGATTCGACTTGAGTCGCCCCTAAGTCCGGACGAAGTTGCGAAAAGGATAAACCGGGCAAGCGGCTCGCGCTTCAACCTCTTCAGCAGAGGGATTAAGGGCGGGGTCCTTAGACATCACATGAACCTGTTCGATCAGGGCACATGGCCTTTCAGCTATAATGCGAGCCCGGTTTTGGTCGGAAGGCTTATGGACAAGGATGGCGGGTGCGCGATCGACGCGAAATTCAGGGCCCCGGTCTGGGTCTATGGGTTCTATATCATGTGGTATTTGATCGTGACGCTGTTCGTTTTGATCGCCGTTGCGCTGGTTCTTGAAGGCAGAATGACCACAGAAGGGTGGATCATATTTCCTGCCATGGCCTTCTTCTCCATTGCTCCCGTAGGGTTGCATTATCTCTTCGTTAGAGGTGAGCAATCGCTGGAAGGCATTTTGCAGATGCTTACAGATGAGGGCTCGTTAATTCGGATCGAGTAACTTTATAGCGCCCGAACAGCAGGCTCACCCCTTCTTCCCAGCATCAGCTCGGTCATCGCCCACACCAGCGCGTCCGCCCTGTCCGGCGATCTCCCCGGTCCTTGGTAGCCGCCGCCGGCCATTACGCAGCACAGTTCGTCTTCCAGCAGCGGGAAGGTGCCGATGTGGTTCACGCGGCCTGCTTCGTAGAGCGCGGCGACGGGTTCGGCCCGCGCGCTCTTGCCGGTGCTGGCGTGGACCAGTTTCAGCGGCATCTGGCAGTCGGCGGCGCGCAGCACGCTTTCCACCATCGCGCCGCCCTGGTTGGCTTCGGCCACCACGCGGTCGGCCTTCCACACCATTGCGGCAGAGGCGACCGCGCGGGCCCAGCGTTCGGGGCTGGGGCGCTCCACGCTGGCATCGGCCAGCACCTTGGCCTGTCCGCTCTCGGTTAAAGCGCAAACCACTATCCCGCAGGCATCGCCGCGCGCGCTGGCGGGCGGGTCGACGCCGATCACGGTGCGCATGCGCTGCTCAAGGCACAAATCCTGGCGGCACCTCTCCAGCATGGAGCGGGACCACAATGCGCCCTCGACATCGGCCAGCAGTTCGCCGTTCAGCTCCTGGCGCCCCAGGGCGGTGGAGCCGTATTGCCGCTTCATCGCGCGGATGAAGTCGGCGGGCAGGTGCTCCGCATTGTGATAGGTGCTGCCGCGCGTCACCGCGACATCGGGGTCGGTCCCGTCGCCCACCAGCCTACGCATCAGCGGCACGGCGCGCGGGGTGGTGGTGGCGAGCACTTGCGGGCGCTCTCCCAACCGCAGACCCATCTGCAGATTATCCCAGCAAGTCATGGCGCGTTCCGAAGAATTATCCCATTTGGCGATTTCATCGCACCAGGCGTGGCTGTGCTGCGGCCCTCGCAATGATTCGGGTTCAAGCGCCGAATATAGCGTCGCCTGCGCGCCATTCGGCCAGGTCAGCCGCCGCAGGGACGGTTCGAAAACTGGCCCGTCGTCACCCGTGTGGCAAGCGAGCAGGCCGCTCTCGCCTTCCACCATCACGCTGCGCGCCTCTCCGATGGATCGGGCGACCAGTGCGATGCGGGCGAAGGGGTCCTCCTCCGCGATGTGGCGCACCCATTCCGCCCCGGCGCGCGTCTTGCCGAAACCGCGCCCGGCGCAGATCAGCCAGACGCGCCAATTGCTTTCTGGCGGCAGCTGTTCGCTGCGGGCCCAGAACGGCCAGTAAGCCTCCAGCGTTTCCTTCTCGTCTTCCGGCAAGTGCCGCAGCAGCCTGTGCCGGTCACTGTCTTCCATATTGAAGACGAAGCGGCCCCGCTCAATCGCGTCCATCGGGCAACGGCAGGGTCATGCCGTCCTCCGCCAGCAGCTTCTCCGCCGCCGCCTTGCGTTCTCGCATCAGGTCGATCTTGGCATTGAGGCGCGCCAGCACGTCGCCCCTGTTCTGCTTGCTGCGCCGGGCCTTTTCGCGCGCGGCACTTTCCTTGTGCGCGGCCAGCAGGCGCAGGGCGTTGGCCACGTCCATCTTGTAGCCCGGATCGGGATCGCGCAGGTAACCCAGCACTTCCATTTCCAGGTTGGTGTAGCCTTCATACAGCGCGGCTTCCCACTTCGCGGCAAAAGCAGTGTCGCTGGCGCGCTTGGAATAAACCGTGGAGAGGGGCACGTTCGCCTGCGATGCGGACAGGCGAATGTTGGACGTTTCGGCAAGCAGTTCGAGGAAGTGGCGCTGCCACTTGCCATCGTTGCTGTTCGTGGCGGGCACTTCATCCACCCGCACCACGCCTTCGTGCAGGGCGGTTTTCCATGCTTGCGCGAAGATGTGGTTGCGGTCTTTCTGCGTATAGACCGCCCGTTTGGAAACACCGCTGGCGGCGACTGCCGACGTGATGGTGCGCGTTTCGGCCAGCGTTTCCAGAAACGCCGGTATCCATTTCGGTCCGGGTATGGCGATATCGCTCAC